AGACTCAAGACGTAAGCGACCTTCAACAGGTGGTGGTCTGTTGTCAGGTTCAGATACCGGTCTTTCAGGTACGAAAATAAAGCTAGGAGAGTAGTATGCGATTTAAAGTAACTAGCACAACAACATTAGTCTGTGAAGGCTGTGGTGGTCAGACATATTGTGAGCAGGGGAACGTGTACAACACGAACGACCTTGCTTGTAATTGTGTTGTCGATGAGCCATCACTACCTCAAGCAGACTTAGATGCTCCGGAAGATGGAACACGTACAGCAGGTCTTGAACTTGAGCTTGACCCTGAGACCGATACTGAGGATGCAGACTTTCAAGAGCCTGAGATGCGACTGTCGGACCTGTCCCATAAAGAGTTGCTTGAGATAGCCAAAGACATGGGTGTGAAAGGTGGTCATAAGATGAAAACTGATGTGCTTATAGATGCCATCATCGGAGCACAAGATGCAACGGTTTGATAAATTAGTAACACGTAAAAATAAGGCCAAGTCTCAGAAAGACGGCATCCTCGATAGACTGAAAGAAGCGTATCGTTACACGCTGCCTTCTGCAGATGTCGATGGGTATCAAAACGAGAGTTGGGATGAACGGCCTGAAGTCTATGATGACACAGCAGTCATCGCACTACAGAAGTACGCAAACCGTACTCAGTCTCAGCTCATCCCTTCATGGAAGACATGGGCCATGCTTAAAGCAGGTTCAGACATAGATGAAGAGGACAAGCAGGAAGTCAATGCAGAGTTGGAGAAGATTACAGAGATTATCTTTGACCACATTCACCACTCTAATTTTGCTTCCATCGCTCATGAGTGTTTCATGGACCTTGGTATCTCTACCGGTGCGATGATATGTGAAGAGGGTGACGGCATCGAGTCATCACTTCGTTTTAGAGCTGTCCCTATGATGGAGCTCATTCCTGAGCGTTCGTCTTATGGTGGCATCCGTACAGTTTGGAGAGAGTTCGACCTCGAAGTAGGACGTATCAAAGAGCTATATCCTGCAGGTAAGATGAGTGAAGAGCTCAACCGTAAACTGAAAGACTCACCAAATGACAAAGTATCTCTAGTCGAAGGTGTTGTATACGATGAGGAGAAGCGTTCGTTTGAGCACGTAGTAATGTACGAGAAAGAACGACACTTCATCTTGGACATCAGCGTAGTCTCAAGTCCTTATATCGTCTTCAGAGAGCAGGTAAGTCCTAATAAGGCACATGGTTTCGGTAGAGCGTTAATGCTATTGCCTACAATCATCAAACTGAACTCTCTGTCATACTATGAAGATGCTGCAGTCGTTACAGCGGCAACAGGCTCTTTCACAGTACGTGATGACGGTACGATTAATCCTGACAACCTGAGAGTATCTGACCCATTCTCTCTGCTTATAGTTGGCTCGAATGATAATCAAAACCCTACAATCAGACCACTTGAGACATCTGCACGTTTTGATGTAACAGATGTGAAGATTAAAGAGAACCAAGCGAAGGTCAACGAGGTGTTCACAGCTCAGTCGTTTGGTAACGTAGAAGAGACTCCGGTCCGTACAGCATATGAGATGTCAGTACGTGAGAACAACATGCAGCAGACCACTCACTCAGCGTTCGGACGTTTACAGTCTGAGTTCTTGGAAGTGGTGCTTGCAAGAGTCGTGTATGTTCTAGGTGAGGCAGGAAAGATACCTCCTTTGACTGTGAACGGACATGAGATAACAATCAAGTTCACATCACCTTCTGCTAGAGTTCAGGATGCCGAGGAGCTAGAAGCTCTCTTTACATTCTCAGAATATATGGCACAGGTCCCGATGGAGATTGTATCTGCTAAGTTCAAGATAGAAGAGGTTCCAAAGTTTGTTGCCGAGAGAACAGGTCTACCTGCATCTCTACTACGCAATAAAGCTGAAGAAAAAGAAGCTGTGTCCGGCATGCAAACTGCTGCAACACAAGCTACACAGGAACAGACTGATGCGAGTCAGCCAAATGTTGCTCCTGTAACAGAATAGAAAGGTATTCATGTCAGAGAAAAGACAGTTCGTACCACTCTCGGAGCGCATTAAAAGTGCGAGTGGTTTCCAAGAGGAGAACAAAGCAGAGAACGAGAAGATTGTAAGTGAGCTACGTGCTCTCTATCAAGGTGTGTTTGATACTCCTGAAGGTGACCGGTTACTCACAGAGCTGATTGACACATATCTTACACGTGAACCACAGCCAAATATGAGTGCGGAAGACATCATGTATTACGCAGGTCAAGAGAGCGTTATCAAGCGCATAGTTAAATTATCACAAAGGTTAGAAAAATGATTAAGTTAAGACACGTATTTATGGATGGTGCAGACGATGGAACAGGAAATGGAGAAGGCGGTTCAGGAGGTCAGGGTGATGGCGGCTCTGATGACGGTGGCAATATTCTTGATGGTGGTGCTGACGGCCACGGTGGTAACATTGAGTTCGGAGGAGAAGGTTATAAGTACGCAGGTAAGTACGATACACCTGAAGCACTAGAGAGCGGTTACAAAGAGTCTGTCTCGATGCACACTACAAAGATGCAAGAGATGCAGGACAAGCTCGGTGGCTTTACCGGTGCTCCTGAAGGTGACTATACGTTCCCTGAAGATGCAGCAAAGTTCAATGATGGTGTCATGACTGAGCTGCAGACTTGGGGTAAAGAGAACGGTCTGTCTCAAGATGCGATGGTCGACTTGGTCGCAAAGGTCCATGGTGCTGACACAAAGAACATGGAAGGCATCAAGACTGCAGAGATGGAGAAGCTCGGAGGAGATGCTGCCCTTCGTATTACTAATGCGAATGATAAGTGGAGAGCTCGCTTCGGTGGTGAGTCCATGGAGATGATGAACAACATGGCAACGTCTGCTGCAGCAGTAGAGTTCTTTGAAAGTGTTCTCGCTTCCGGTGGTGACCAAATGGTCAACCCTGATGGCAACGGTGGCATGAGTCCGACAATCATTAGTGAGGCAGAATTGGATGCAGCGATGTTCGCTAAAGACTCTGCCGGCATGCTCAAGATGCAGACAAGTCCTGAGTATAAAGCTGAAGTTGAGAAGATGACAGCACTCTTCAACAAACAAAGAGGTATGAACTGATATACTCCTCTTCTCTTCTAGTGGTTCAGTCCACTAGATTGAGGTTAATCACATTTCGCCTTTCAATATCAGCAGTACGGTGGCTTCCGGTACTGTTGTAACCCTCCTATATAAATCTCAACCTATTTTATGTTACAATGGTTTTAACGCAAACTTAAAACAACTTTCAAATACCCTCCTAGAGGCTTGAAAAGCAGTTTAGAGCAAACCGATAGGTTTTAGCTTTGGCTCTTTTTGAGCCGAAATACCCAAGAACCGTAGAACAAAAATTAATAATCAAAGGACTTACAGATGAGTCGTTTTCTCAATAATGTAGCCGTCACACAGTTTGACAGAGCTACGAAACATGAATATCAATCTATGGGTGCGTTACGTGGATGCTTTCGCACACGTACAGGTGTAACCGGTGAAAAGGCTACGTTCAATAAAATGGGCGCAGGTCAAGCACACGAACGTGGAGCACCATCAAGTGATGTTGTACCAATGGGTGTCGGTCACTCTTACAATGAGGCAATCCTTAAAGATTACGAGGCTCCTGAGTATACTGATTTCTTCGGTAAAAAAGAGGTTCTAATCGATGAGGTCAATGAGTTGGCAACAACTACTAAGGGAGCAATCGGACGTTTACGTGACCAAATTGCAATCAATGCACTTCAAGCAGCTCCTATCGGAGACCTTCTTGGTGGAGCAATCGCAGGTGATGCTACGAAGGCAATGAGTCTTGATACTCTTATCATCTTGTCTGAGCTTATGGATGACCAAGAAATTCCTGATGGAGAGCGTTTTATCGCTATGACTCCTAAAGGTTTCTCAGGTCTTCTTGGTGAGACTAAGGTAACTTCATCTGACTATGCATCTGTTAAGGCACTTGTACAAGGTCAGATTACTGAGTTCATGGGCTTCAAGTTCAAGAAGATTGGTACTAAGCGTAAAGAAGGTGGACTGAAACTTGCATCTGCAGGTGTTCAGGAAGCTTACGCATGGGACCGTAGAGCAGTCGGTGAAGCAATCGGTATCGAGATTGAGACTACTGTTGAATGGTCTGTTGACAAGCAATCATGGTTGTCAATGGGTAAGTTCAAAGGTGGTGCTTGTATCGCTGACCCTGATGGCGTTATCCGTTTCCAATACAAAATTTAAGGAGTCTTAGATGGCTAGATTTACAGCAGTAGCAGCAGGTTTTAATCGTGCTGCTCTTACAAATACAAGTGCTACAGGCACAGGTGTTGGGACATTCGTTTACGGATGTAACTTCAAAGCAGGTGTTGACCCTCAAGTCGCATGGGATGCAACTGCAGCAATGAAAGCTTCAGGCTTTTTCAATGATGCTGCAGACGTTCTAAAGATGGGCGCAGTAATCACGCTCACAGACGGTAAGACTACAGCTAATGTATGTGTTACTTCTGCAACAGGTGCTGTTCCGGTAACAGTTATCTAGATTGATAGTGCGGTAGTTTGGGCAGCCGATTGGCAGCCGCTACCTCATTATTCAATTTACTTAAGGAGTTCACCATGGCACACAAGGCAATCGAAGCAATCAAGGTTAAAACAGCAAACGGTACAGAGAAGGTCTTTGAACCAAACACAGATATGACATTAGTCGCAACAGGTGAACTTGTAGAGACATCAAAGTCTGTCGATGACTCAACAGGGCTAGAGACTGTAGTTGAAGCAGGAACGGACACTACACCTGCTGCACCATAAGGAGCAATAGATGAATACTGCAATCGCAATTCATATAGCATCCAACGCTCTCATCTCTTTGGGTCATAACCCTATCTCAGATTTCAACGAAGAGGGAATTGGTGCAAGAGTCGCTAAGAACTTCTACGAGACAACTGTGAGAGCTTTACTCCAAACCTATCCTTGGACCTTCGCAAAGAAAAAAGTCTCTCTGAGTCGCTTGGTTGAGGCTCCTCTTAACGATTATCAGTATATGTATCAGATACCTACGGATAGTCTGAAGGTATTGACTGTGAACGGTGG